TCTGTAGAGTTTCGAAACCGTCTCCCAGCTCACAATCCGTGCATTCCACGCGAAGTTTCGCTTCGCCTTCCTCTTGCACCTATATAGGTGATTGAGGTAGCTTAGCATTGAGTCAGGCTTCAACGATCTCTTCCCAAATGGAAGATCTCGGTAAGAAGCCCGCATTAACATGAATTCTTCGACGCGTTCCCAATGAGGGCACTCGACGAGAGAATCAACACCAGATCTATACTGGATCTTCTTCGAAAGGCTTGCCAAGCTCTTCGAATTAGGTCCTTTAGTCTGTAACGGCTTGTAAGGTCCGTGCAAATCTTTTTCAAGATTTCCCCAGACCAGACCAGCAACTTTCTGGTTGACCACTTCCTTCGGGTTTGGACTCGGTAGTTGTAGACCACCGAGGCATTCCGGAAGGCAGAGGCTCAAACCTCTTTTCTGAGCATGTTTGAAGGCACCTTGTTTAGATTGTGTTACCACTTTCCAAACAAGGTCCCGACTCACACCTCTTGAGATGGTCTCCTCCATCCAGATCCTCAGATCAGGAAAGAGTGGACCAGGTTTCTGCTCAACTAGTCCCCTCAATGACATTGTAGGGATTAGTTGCAGATATAAACGGTCTTTTGTGCTGGTTACTACATAGTAACCTTCACAGAAGGTACCTGCTGTTTTCGAGATATAAGACTTTGGGATGTTAATCTCAAAGCCTACTATCTTGATTAAAAGTTTGTACTTCTCGATCATGCCCTGTGTCCAGTGCGCGATCAAGTCGTCTCCCTTTATGAACCATGCACCGTGCGGATCTACTTCATTACAGATCAGCGCGTGCGTGAATTCTAATAAGGTCCAAGAGACAGGCATTCCCATGAATACCCCTCTCAAGACCTGAATAGGTTCCTCATCGTCATCAATCTCGAAACCCTCGAGAATGGTGTCGTAAGGAAGTTCAAGTTTATCGCAAACCTTGTAAAGCCACTCATGACCCATAAGGTCAGTAGCTTTGCGTAGGTCCGCGGAAAATACGAGACGCTCTTGCGTCCACTCTGGTAAGAGTGGTAGCTCGAGTGTCTGTGGTGTTGAAGCAAGCGACTCTCTACATCCACGGTGGCAAACCACGGATGGATAGAGCGCTTGTCTCACCTTGTGTGCTCTGGCCACTCGATAAGCATCGTTACGTGTAACGATCCTCGTCTTGTAGCCGAGCTCTGTAACTACTACAATATCCGAAAGCTCCGGAGGTTCCGGAGCACGGAGTTTGCAGTACTCTTTCACTCGAGATTGGTGCATTTCGACCTCGCGATCGAAATCCTCGAATCTCAGTGGAACGTATGGATGGACACTAGGTTCAGGGATCACTGACGTCGCGAGATCGCGCGTCCGACCCCCGTCCCTTCGTGACCTACCGGCGCATGATGACCCGGAGAGGAATGAACACCTCGCCCGGTTCCTGCGCTTTCTAAACCTACGAGCGACCGCTTTTGCAAGAGGTTGCTCTAGGAGCCTGTCGCATTGTTTCTTTTGCGTATTATTAAGATAATACGGCTCAGAAACATCTGCTTTAAATTGTTTCAGAGCTTTGTTGATCACGCTCTCCCTTGGTTTAGGTAGAGCGCGACCAATGCAGCTTAACTGAAATAAACTGTCATGGGTGAGTTGGTACCCTCGCGGGACCAACTTACCTGTAACATTAACAATGTGCTTAGCTAGGGTCTTGTCTCTGTGAAGAGCCAAGTCCCGAGCTATTACGCATGAAGCTTTAATTGAGTTCGCCACAGTAGAAATACTGTCGTAAGCTCTCTTAAAGATATTTGCAAGGAATTTGCGTAACCGAACATTGCGTTTGGTTAAGCGAAAACCTGCAGCCATTAGCCCTAAGTAGACGGCGTTCACACACGTGTGAGCGTCGTCTCTCTGGGCTTTGGCTTGTTTCGTGGATGGTGCAGTTCCGCCAAAGAACTGCTCCGTGTGGCCGCGACGCAAGTCACCGAGGGTTAGGGACATATAATTGATGTTCCAATCCTGCGGCGCCCTAG